CCGAGCGCTTTGTCTTTGCCTTGGGCGCTTCCAGCAATCCTCGGTTGGTGAAGTGGTGCGATCAAGAAGACAATACTGTTTGGACCGCTGCCGCCACCAATCAGGCTGGTGACTTTGAATTGCAGACAGTTGGCGCGTTGAAGGCAGGCAAGAAGGTGCGCGGCATCAATTTGCTGTTTACTGATGTGGATGTCCACACCGCCAGTTATGTTGGCCTGCCATATGTCTACGCCTTTGAGAAGGCTGGATCTGGCTGCGGACTGATTTCATCGCAGGCCGTGGCCGCGATTGACACTGCGGCCATGTGGATGAGCAAATCAGGATTTTGGGTGTTTGACGGATATGTCAAGCCTTTGCCTTGCGATGTGTCTGATTTCGTGTTCCAGGACATGAATTACAACCAGTCTTCCAAGGTTTATGCGGTCCACAACTCCAAGTATGGCGAGATCTGGTGGTTCTATCCATCCAGTGCCAGCAACGAAGTTGACTCCGATGTCACATACAACTACCGAGAAAACCACTGGAACATTGGCTCCATGGCTCGCACTGCTGGTACTGACCGTGGTGTCTATTTGAACCCGCTGATGGTGTCATCTGACGGCTATATCTATGAGCATGAAGTCGGCTTTGCGTATGACGGTGGGACTGTTTTCGCTGAGTCTGGACCGTTTGAGATTGGTACAGGTGACAACATCATGTCTGTGCGCCAGGTAATTCCTGATGAGCAAACGCTGGGCGAAGTAGCGGTGAGCTTTAAGACGCGCATGTATCCGACCGCCACCGAGACAACACATGGACCATATTCGGCAAGAGAGCCGACCGATGCGCGGTTTGCTGGCCGTCAGGTCAAGATGGTGGTGACAGGTGCGCTGCTGGACGATTGGCGCGTTGGCGTTATGCGGCTTGAGGCTGTGGCGGCTGGTAAGCGTTGATGGATGAGGATTTTGAGAGACTGCGCCATCATGTGGAGGCGGCCTTAGAATACTCTGGCGGTACACACAAAATTGAGGATATTGCTGAAGGATTGCGTGCAAACAGGTTCCAGTTTTGGCCTGGCGTGAATTCAGCAGTGGTGACAGAGATCATTGTCTACCCACAACTCAAGGACTTGCATTATTTCCTTGCTGGTGGCGACCTAGATGAACTCAAGATGATGCGACCTTTGATCGAGTCTTGGGGAAAGAGCATAGGTTGCACGCGAGTGTCTTTAGCGGGCCGTCCAGGCTGGCAAAAGACATTCTTAAAAGATGAAGGATATGAACCAAAGTGGTTCATCTTAAGCAAGGAACTTTGAGCATGGCATACGAAGAATTAGCAAGTCAATCATGGCGCAACCTGCCACCAGCGCAGTGGAATACTGGTTTGCTTGGACAAAGCCAGCCTCCTGCTCCAACCAATTACTATCAGCAGATCATGCAACAGATGTCGGCACAGCCCGGCAATGTGACTGCTTTGCCTCAGAGTGCTGGTGGCTATAAGCCAGGCATATTTGAAGCACGCACGCCAGAGATGTTGGCTGATGAATTGGCGAGATTGAATGCAAAGCCTGCGACTGGTAGCGGTGGCCGAAGTGCAGCAGAGCAACAGCGCATCAATGAATTCTTTGATGCCATGACACCAGCCGAATTGGCCGCTTTCCAAGCCAAAAACGCCAACTTCATCAACCAGATGCTGACACCATTGCCTTTGCAGTTGGCTGATCTTGCTGCCAAGAAGATGGGATATAAAGGTTTCTTGTCATACACATTGGGTGATGGTTTGCTTGGTGGTGAAAATGCAGGCACTGTCACTGTTAGCCAGGGCGTTCTATCTGATGCTGATGGAAATATTATTGGAGTTGTTAATTCTGATGGAATTGTTGTGCCTGTAACTGCTGATGGAGTCACCGCGCCAGGCGATGGTGTCACCAGCGGTGGTGGTTTGCTTGGCCTGTCTGGCGTTGGTGCTGGTCCTGGTGTCGCAACGACTTCACCAGGTAATGCCGTAAGTTCTGCGATGGGTGGACAGGCGGCTGCCGCTGGCACAACATCCACAGCCGCACCAGGTGCAACCGCTGCAAGTCTTGGACTTCATGGTGCTGGAGGAGGCGTAGGCGGTGGTGGCGGTGGATCATCTGGCGGTGTTGCCAGTGGCAGCGGTGGCGGTGCTGCCGCCATGGGTACTGGTGCTGGTGGCATGGCCGCTGGCTCTGGATCTTCTTCCAGCGGTGGTGGTGGTGGGGGTGGTGGTGGAGGCGGTGGTTGCTGCTTCATCATGCTTGAAGCTCGCTACGGTGACGGCACGATGGATGCCGTGGTGCGTAGATACCGCGATGAGAAGATGACTGACAAGAATCGCAGAGGCTACTACAAGCTGGCTGAGGTCTTTGTCCCATTGATGCGTGAGTCACGCATATTCAAATTCCTGGTGGCAAAGACATTTGCAGATCCATTGGTGTCATATGGCAAGTACCACTATGGCGAGAACAAGCATGGCTGGTTATTCAAGCCAGTTGAGAAATTTTGGATGAAGGTGTTTAACACCTTGGGATCTGACACAAAATTCATTCGTGAAAATGGCGAAACGGTTTAAGGGGAAAAGACATGTCTAAAGGCGGTGGCGATTCAACAACGACAACCAGCATTGATCCACAGATCAAGGAAGAGTACTTCAAGAACTTGTCACAAGCACGCAGCGTTGCTGGTGCTTTGCCTGTTCAGCAGTTTGCTGGCTTCAATCCTCTGTATCAGCGTGGCGAAGAGGCTCTTGTAAACATTGGCTTGACACCTTTCAATCAGGCCAGCATTCAAGAGTTCATGAATCCTTATGAGCAGCAAGTCATCCAAGGCACATTGGGCGACATTGAGCAATCACGTCAAATGGCTGGCATTCAAAACGCACAATCAGCCACTGCCGCCAAAGCATTTGGAGGTTCGCGCTACGGCGTCCAGCAGTCACTGACTGACCAAGCTGCATTGGCGCAGGCCGCCAAGACTGCGGCTCAGATGCGCCAGCAAGGTTATGGTCAAGCTGCTCAACTGGCCCAAGCAGCACGTCAGATGGGTCTGCAAGGTGCTCAAACAGTGCTTGGCCTTGGCAGTGCGCGTCAGCAGTTTGCCCAACAGCAGTTGGACGCAGCACGCAATTTGGATTTGCAGAAACTTCAGATTGCGCAAGGCGCATTGGGTCTGACACCAGCCAATTTAGGTGGCAGCTCAAGTCAGCCTCTTTATCAAAACCCAGTATCCAATATTGCTGGCTATGCAACGATTGCAAAAGCATTTGATCTTCTTTGAGGTAAATCATGGCTACAAATCCTTTTGATCTTGGCGGTTTATTGTTTGGCGGCGCAGATAGTGGTCTTGGCGATTACTTGAACGAAGCACAGCAAAAATCAATTGAGCGGCAGGCATTGCTTCAAGCTGCTGGCGCACTGCTTCAAGCTGGTGGTCCAAGCACTCAACGCATCAGCTTTGGACAGGCCTTGGGCGGTGCATTGCAGGCTGGCTCCAAGGGCTATGGCGAGGCACAGCAGAATGCTTTGACTAAATTGCTTACTAAGCAAAAGCTGGATGAGGCAAAGCGCACACAAACATCTCAAGAGGCCTATCAGCGATATTTAATGGGTCAGCCTACTGAAGGTATGGAGATCAGCCCACAGCAAGCCATTGCGGCTCCAGTGACGACAGAGATGCCTGCTGGTCCAACAGTTAATCGTGCCGCAATGATCGGTCAGCCTGCACCTAGCGTCATGCCAAGTGGAATATCTACATTGACACGCGAACAGCGTGCAATGCTGGCTGGTTTGCCTGCTGAGAAGGGTATTCCAGAAATGCTCAAGCTGACTCAGCCAAGCGAAAAGGCAAAGCTACTTGCAGAGCTTGGCATGAAGCCAACACTGGAAAACTTGCGTTTGCTTGACAAGCCAGAGGCCGATCCAGAAAAGATCAGGTATTTAAAAGCATTGAATATGCCTATCACGCTTGAGAATTTTAGACAGCTTGATAAGCCAGAGGCGTTACCAAGTGAAATTCAAATTCTTCAAGCTACAAATACACCGGTCACATTTGAGAATGTGCAGGCGTTGCGTAGATCATCTGCCACTAATGTTGCCGTCACACAAAACGCAGAGAAGAAAGGTGTTGAACTTGCCACCACACAGGCAATGAAAAATCTTGATGAATCACGCATGATGGCTCAGTCTGCAAATGCAACCCTTGCAAATATTGATCGCATACTGCCT